GTCATAGAAACGATAAAATAAAAGAATTAGTAAATAAAAATAATAAACTGCTTTATGCTGTTCCATATCAACATTTTCATTACGAAGTTAGAAAATTCAATTGAAAATTATTTTAGTATGATGAAAGCAAGATTAAGAAAAATAGAAGGTTTAACTCATAGCGAAATAAAACAAAATATTTCAAATGTGATAAGAAATATTCCAAAAGAAAAATATGAAAATATATTTAAGGGTGCTTATAATAGAAATGCTGTATATGTAAAAAATAAAACAAGGAAAAATAAGACCAAAAAATACCTAAAATAAAGTCGGCGTTTTAAATGTCCAAAGGTGTAATATTCATCATTAATTTTTAAATAAAAGGTAAATATTTGATAGTATCATTGTCATACATAGTTATTCTATAAGGTTCATTGATACCTTCAATATAAACATTATCACCATTGTATAACTTATCACAACCATATTCATTAGTACAGCTTCTACCATTTCGTGATACGGGTAATTTCATGCTATTATTATTCCCTTCGGGACTCATAGTGTAATACTGCCATTTATCTCTATTAGTAAAAAGAGGTCTTCCCATAAGTGGTATAATTTTGCCTTTTGTATTAGTAGCAGTCATTATTCCTAATTGTCTATATTGTGTGTCAACAGCACCAATATTAGTAGAAATATTAATAGGAACAGCACCTAGTGGAACTACTCTCGAAGGAAATCCCGGAATAAAATATCGTTCATCTCTTAGAGGTGGTGCGTAAGGATTTAATAAAGGTTCGCTTTGTAAATTAGTGTAAGGCCAACTTGGAATCCATCCACCAACCAAACCATTTAATCCTGTATTCTCTCTAGTTGTATCCTTAATTACTATTTTTTCTGATGGTGAATTATTAACAACTATACTTTGTTTAAAAATAGTCGTATAAATTATATAAATTAAAATTAGTACACAAATAACAATAAAAAACATTGAATAATTTTCAATACAGATAACTCCTGGTGGACATTTTTTCATATTATATAATTATAATATTAAAATACTATTATGATTTTATTTTGCTGGAGCACTTTGACTTGAGAATTTTTTGGCTAAATCCATAATACTTCCGAGTCCTTCTTTTCCATCACCCATTTGACCCATCATACCTTTTAAGTTTTCAACCATTGGTGCAATGGATTGAATAACAGGTGTCATACCTTTCATAGCTTCAGCTAATTGCATTTGTTGTTTCATTAAATTTTGACTATCAGCAGTCAAACGTTGAATACCATCACTACCTAAAATATTATTTAATTCATCATAAGCATCCTCGATAGTTGTGGCATAGTCTATGTCATACCCTCTATTTTTACGACGTCCTGGTTCAAAACCTTGCTTATCTTGTGCTGGATTATTAGGACTTTCTGAAATTACAGCAGCAGCTGAATTATTAATTACTGAAGTAGAATTTGATGTATTTGAGTTGTCCATATTATTAATTTTTTCTTGTTCATTTTTACTGGTTGGTTTTGTTACTGGATTAGTAGCACCACTATTAGCAGGAACATTAACAGAACTATTACTTCCAGATTCCATTCCTTCTAATACATTTTCTCTTACTACTAATAAGTTTACTATTAATAATGGTACACCCAACACAATTGTCATATTTTTACTAAAGTATCCTACTAAAACAGCAACTATAATAAAATATACTAATGCATTTAAATTACCCATAACAACATATCCAATTACATTTAATAACGCCAAAAAGGCAACTATATTTAAAACCCACTTATTGGTTAAAAATTTTGACATTGCTGAATTAAACTTCATTATATATATAATATTTTAAAAAAAATTGATTTAATATTAATAAAAGAATATTAAGATATTATGCCTAATTATACTTTTGAAGATGAAACTGATAACGAGTCTAATGGTTCATGGGATGAAACTGAAATAAATGATTATGTTTATCAACCTGAAGAACCATCTATAAATAAATATACGATTGTTTTATGTGAAAAATATGATCAATTAATTCATGGAATTATTGATGGTGAAGTAAATTATCACTATTTAACACATGTTAGATTTAAACAATTAGATATAGATATTATTAATAATTATTATAATACATTCTGTAAATTAGAAATAGCTGAATGCTTATATTTACCATCATATCATTGTGTTTCTATTTTAAAAACATATTGGTTAAAATTAATTCAACGTACTTGGAAAAAAATTTATAAATCTAAGAAACTCATTATTGCGATGCGAACACATCCAAACGCATTAAAATATAGAGAAATTAATGGAAGATGGCCAAATAATTGTATAAATTATCCAAATTTAAAAGGTATGTTATCAACATTATCTAGAACTCCTTCTAGAAGTATTTATTGAAGTTCTTCGTGTTGATTTAGATGTAATGCCTCTTCTTTTACTACCTGTTTTATAGGTAAAACCACCTCTTTGTTTTCTATTTGTTTTTATTGTTTTACGCTTATAATATTTACCTGCACGTTGTGCTGGAACAACCAATCTATTTTGTTGTAAAATTTTTTTAAGTTGTCCAATCGCATTTTGATCTCCTCTTTGAGCATAATTAATTAATTGATTAATAGAGTTTTGTAGAGGTCCATTATTACGTAATCTCCTTATAAAAGCTGTATATTCACCTGTTTGATGATTATTAGCATGTATAGCAATTAAGTTATTATAATTAGTATCAAGATCATATGCTTGACCGGGTTGAGACACATTTAATGGAGGTGATTGACCTTGAGCAGCACGCGAAATATTTTCAATTGATTGTTGTAATTGTTGTGTTATTTCATTTAATAAAGCATCTACTTCTTGTTTAGTGTCAGCATTAGGTACACTATTTACAATAGCTTCTAGTTCGTCGTTTGCTTCATTAATAGCTTGACTAGCAGCAATTAATCTTTGAATTAATTGTTGATTCTCTTGAGTAAGAATATCTATCTGTCTTTGTAACTCAGCGACTTGTCCTTCAGCTTTATTTTGGTTTTGATCAAGTAGCTCGCGTGTCTGTTGATGTTGGGCATCCTTATTTCTAAGTTGTTCTTCAAAACCGGATATTTTTGCTTCACATTCATTAATTCTTTGTATTAATTGTTGTTCTTGTTGTTGTAATTGTTTTTGATTTTCATCCGTAAGGTCTTTTATTTGTTGAGCATGGGCGGCTTGTTGGTCTCCTTGAGCTGACAAATCAGCTTGTAAAGCCTGAGCTTGTCTTTCTAAAGCTTCTTTTTGATTAGTTACCTGTCTAAGTTGTTCTTCCATCTGATTAATTCTAGTCTGTTGGTCATTAATTTGTCCTTCTGTTCTATCTTTATGCGCACTAAATTCTTGTTTTACTCTATCTTTTTCTGCATTAGTATTTGCTATTTGTTGATTTATTTCTCCAATTTGTCTTTCTCTATCGCTAATAGATGTTGTATTTTCACCAATTTGTCTTTCTAAATTATCAGCTTTAGTTTTTAATTCATTAATTAAACCAGCAACTTGTTTAATTTTATCATTAATCTCTCCAAGTTTTGTTTTAAGAACATTTATAAATTGTGTTTTAAATTCAACGCTAGCTTGAATCTGACGTCTAATATTAACTAATCTATCCATTTTCTGTTGAAAATCATCCAAAAATCGTTGTGATTGTGCCATATATATTAAATGTATATAAAATTTAATATATTTTTATAATGTAATTTTTTTTTTATTAGAAAGTTCCTCAGTTGTAGTTATAATTGAATCTAAACTTTCCTTAATTAAATTAACTTCATTTAAAATTTTAATTTGTTCTTCTTTTGCATCTTCAATATTATGTTTGGTTAATTTACCAGATAAAGTTAAATCTTTAATATATTCATCTAAAATTTGAAGAGCTCTAATTTGATAATTTTTTTGTTCAATAATATATTTATAAAATTTTTCATAATCATTTTTAACTGCATCTAAAAATCTATTTTGTTTTAAAATAAAATGTAGTTTTTTCTGTTTATTAATCAACATTTCTTTTTTTGCATCAATTAATTCTTGAAGTTGAATAAATCTTTCATCATTCTCTCTAATAGGTACTACTACTCTTGTTTGATAAGGAACAATATTCATTCTTAAAATAAACAATTATTTTATTATTAAACAAATAAATTTAAAATCTTTGTAATATATTATTTAGAATGTCAAAAACTTCACAAGAACTATTACTAGCGCCTGACGACAATCGTTTCGTAATGTTTCCAATTAAATACGATGATATATGGAAGATGTATAAAAAGCAAATGGATTGCTTTTGGAGAGCGGAAGAAATAGATTTATCTAAAGATTTAACTAATTGGGAAAGCTTGAATGCTGACGAAAAATATTTTATATCAATGATTTTGGCTTTTTTTGCTGCAAGTGATGGAATTGTTTTAGAAAATCTTGCTTCTCGTTTCATGAATGATGTTCAACTTTCAGAGGCTCGTGCTTTTTATGGTTTTCAAATTATGATGGAGAATGTGCATAGTGAATCTTATTCTTTGTTAATTGACACTTATATAAAAGATAAAGAAGAAAAGTCAAAACTCTTTAATGCTATTAGTAATTATCCTTGTATTAAAAAGAAATCTGATTGGGCTCAAAAATGGATTCATGATAATAGAAGTAGTTTTGCGACAAGATTAGTTGCCTTCGCTTGTGTAGAGGGAATTTTCTTTAGTGGAGCATTTTGTAGTATCTACTGGTTGAAGAAACGTGGTTTAATGCCTGGTTTAACATTTAGTAACGAATTAATTTCGAGAGATGAGGCTCTACATTGTGAATTTGCTGTTCTTTTATATAGTAAACTACAAAAGAAGATTGATAAGGCTCGTATTAATGAAATTATTAAGGAAGCAGTAGGAATTGAAACTGAATTTATTTGTGAGGCATTACCATGTAAATTAATTGGTATGAATTCTGATTTGATGACTCAATATATTAAATTTATTGCTGATAGATTAGTAGTCCAACTCGGCTACAAAAAGATTTATAATGTTAATAATCCTTTTGATTTTATGGAATTGATTAGCCTTGAGAGTAAAACATCATTCTTCGAGCGTCGCGTCTCAGAATACGCATTAGCAAATAAGACCGTAGATGCTGATGTTTTTGAGCTTTCAGAAAATTTTTAAAAAAATTGATCATATTTTATAAAATAATATAATATATTATAAAACAACTACTTAGAGAATTCTTGTTTATAATATATATATATAATGCCAAAAACTCAAACAGATTATACAAACACAATAATATATAAACTATGTTGTAAAAATCCAACAGTTACTGATATTTATATATGACATACGACTAATTTTACACAAAGAAAAAATTCACATAAAACGTCTTGTTGTAATGAAAATTCTAAAAATTATAATCAAAATGTGTATCAATTTATTAGACAAAATGGTGGTTGGGATAACTGGATTATGGTTCAAATTGAATTAAAAAAATGTAAGGATAAGAGAGAGGCAGAATTAATAGAGCATAATTTTATCCAAGAATTAAAAGCAACCCTAAATGTTAATAATCCTTATGGAATGTATAAAGAGAATCCACAACAATATAAAGAAGACTGGTATGAAGAAAATAAAGAAGAAATTTTAGAAAAAGCAAAAGAATATTATGAAGAAAATAAAGAACAAAAACTTGAATATCAAAAACAATATGCTGAAGAACATAAAGAAGAAATCGCAGAAAAACAAAAGGAATATAGGGAGAAAAATAAAGACAAATTATCAGAACAAAAAAAAAGAATATAGAGCAGCTCATAAAGAAGAAGCAGCGAAAGTACAAAAAGAATGGCGTGAATCAAATAAAGCAAAACTTAAGACCCAAAAGGCTGAAATTATTAATTGTGAATGTGGTAATCAATACACTTTTGGTAATAAACACAAACATTTACAATCTAAACTCCATATAAATTATCAAAATCAATTATGTGCAATAATTGAACCTGACCCTGAACCAAAAATGTTCGAAGAAGAAAAAAAAAGAGATTTTAAGACAGAAACAAAAAGAGTATAGAGAGAAAAACTCTAAAAAAATTAAAGAATTCAAGAAAAAATATAATGAAGAAAATAAGGAACATATCAAAGAGCAAACTCATAATTATTATCAAGAACATAAAGATGAAATTAAATTAAAGGCTAAACAATATGTTGAAGAAAATAAAGATAAAGTCAAAGAATATAAGGATAGTTGGTATCAAAAAAATAAGGAGAAAATATTAGAAAAACAAAAACAAATATTTGTATGTGAGTGTGGTGCTGAAGTGAGATGTGCAGGGAAAGCAGAACATTTAAGAAGCACTAAGCATAAACATTATGTAGAAAGTTTACAATCACTAAACCTTTAAATTGTTTTATTATATATTTTAAAAACAATTTAAAGACCCTTATTACAAAT